AGCGTAAGCGGGCAACGCTCGACTGGCTGATCCTATCGCCGGCAGACACGCTGCGCTACGACGCGGCTGCTGGATACTGGCGCAACCCGGCTCGGGCTCGGCGGGTAATCGAGTTCATCGAGGCGTTGACCGTCCCGAGCGGTGTTGGTGCAGGCAAGCCGATCAGACTCCGCCCATGGCAGAAGCGATTTCTGCTGGACATCTATGAGCCGTGCCGCGAGGATGGCAAGCGTATAGTGCGCGATGCCGTGCTCAGTGTTGGCCGCAAAAATGGCAAGACGCTGCTCACCTCTGCGCTGGTGCTGACGCTCTTGTTCGGGCCAGAGGCCGTGATGAACGGCGATGTGTTCTCAGGCGCTAACGACCGGGCGCAGGCGTCGATCATCCACAAATTCGCCGGCCAGCTTGTGCGCGCAGAGCCCGAATTGTCGGACGTGCTGATCGTGGTGGACTCCACCAAGCGGATCGCGTGCCCGGGTAACGGATCGTTCTACGCGGCGCTGTCGCGGGAGGCCGGGACGAAACACGGCCTGAACCCGACGCTGACTATCTACGATGAGTTGGCGCAGGCGAAGGACCGCGAGTTGTACGACACCCTGAACACGGCATTCGGTGCGCGGGATGAGCCGCTATTCGTGGTGATATCAACCCAGTCGCGCGACCCGCAGCATATCCTGAGTGAGCTGATTGACCGGGGGTTGAGCGGCAACGATCCGGCCGCCGTGTGCCACCTGTACGCAGTGCCGGACGATGCCGACCCGTGGGACGAATCGCTCTGGCATTTGGCGAATCCCGCATTGGGTGATTTTCTGTCTCTGGCGGCCGTGCGGAAACTGGCGAAACAGGCGCAGGAATCGCCGAGTTTCGAGCCGTCGTTCCGCAACCTGGTGCTGAACCAGCGCGTGGATTTGACGCCGAGCATTGTCAGCGTAGGCGACTGGAGGGCTTGTGCCGCTCCCGGCCCGCTGCTGGAGCCCGGCGAGGATATCTATCTGGGGCTCGACTTGTCGGCGACAACCGACCTGTGCGCATTGGTGGCTGTCAGCGCGCGTAACGGTGATCGGCTGGCGGCATGGTTCTGGAAACCCAAAGAGCTGATCCGCTTGCACGAAACTCGGGACCGCGCACCCTATGAGCGGTGGGAGCTTGAGGGGCACTTGATCGCAGTCCCTGGCAGAGACGTGGATTACGACTACGTCGCGACGATCATTGCCGAGGTAGCAACCGATTACAACGTGCTCGGAATCGCTTATGATAGGTGGCGGATCAACGTGCTTCTGAAGGCGTTTGAGCGGTTGGGCATCGAAACGTGCAGAGGCGATGAGGATGGCGGCGGGGTCAGGTTTGTTGAGTGGGGCCAAGGATTCAAAGACATGGCGCCAGCGGTGGACGCATTGGACAAAGCCGTAGCGGCGCGCACGCTCCAGCATCCGAACCATCCGGTGCTGACGTGGTGTTTCTCGAATGCCGTCGCCACCACCGATCCTGCCGGCAATCGCAAGCTCGACAAGAGCAAGGCGCGATTCCGCATTGATGGCGCTGTTGCGACAGTAATGGCGCTCGGGCTCAAGGCGCGCGACATGCAAGAGGATGACCCGCTGGACGAATTCCTGGACTTTCTGGTGCAAGCGTAATGGCCTGGACGCCCAGCGACGGCTATTTCGGCACACTGCTGGCCGCCCTGTTCGGTCGCGCCACTCGCCGTGTCGAGGGCCGGCAGGATAGCGGAGGGGCGTCGGGCGTTGGCGGTGGTCGCGTCATCGGCCCAGACGCAGCGCTCAGCCTCTCGGCGGTGTGGGCGTGCGTGAAACTGGTATCGGAGGCGGTCGGGGCCATGCCGGTGCGCGTGTGGCGAGTGTCGCCGGACGGCTCGCAGGAGCCGGAAACAGAGCACTGGATCCACCAGCTGCTCAACGCCACGCCAAACCAATACCAGACGCGCAACGAGTTCTTCGAGACCGTCGTAATCAACTTGATGCTGTCCGGGAACAGCTACTGCCTTATCCAGCGCGGCAACAACGGCCGCGTGCTGTCCCTGCTGCCGATGATGGCATCGCAGACCGAGGTTCAATGGAGTCGCGGCCAGGAGCGGCGTTACCTGTTCACCGACGGCGCCAACGTAGCCGCCTATGGACAAGCCGCGGTATGGCACACGATGCTGATGCCGAGCAACGGCATTATCGGCCTGTCGCCGCTGCAATACGGCGCGCGCACCATGGGCATTGCCACATCCGCAGAAGAGAGGGTCAACACACTCGCCGCCAATGGGTTCAAGCCCACCGGCGTGCTGATGATCGACAAGACCCTGAAACCCGAGCAACGCGACGCCGTGCGCGCGCAGTACGCATCGCTGGCAGAGGGCGAGGGCGACCCGCTCAAAGTGCTTGAAGCCGGCATGACCTACCAGCAGGTGAGCATCAGCCCGAGAGACGCGCAGTTGCTGGAGTCGCGCCGATTCGCCATCGAGGATATCGCGCGGTTTTACGGCGTGCCGTCGGTGCTGATCAACGACACGTCGGCCACGACCGTGTGGGGTTCCGGCATTGGCGAAATCAAGGAAGGCTTCTACGCGCTGAACCTGCGGCCGCTGCTGGAGCGCCTGGAATCTTCGCTGTCCCGGTGGCTGTTGACGATGGACGAGCGGCGGAGGATCGCGGTCGAGTTTGACTTTTCGTCCCTGCTGCGCGGCAATGAGGGCCAGCGGGTTGATACCATGACAAAAGCGATCAGTGGTAAACTGCTGACTATGGACGAGGCCCGCAAACGATTCGATGGACTGCCGCCATACCCGAACGGCGTTGGCGCAGTCCCCTACGACCAGTCGCAAATGATCCCCGTTGGAGGCGCAGATGGCGCTACGCAAACTTCCCAGAATTGAGGCGTTCGCGCCGACGTTTCCGGTAGACTGGGAGCCGCCGACAGAGACGGCCCGTCTTTGGCACCCGGTGAAGGCTGCGCACGAGGATGAGCGGTCGATCAACATCTACGGATACATCGGCGAGGATCCTTTCAGCGAATCCGGCGGAGTCACCGAACGGCTGATCAGCGCTGCGTTGCGCAGGATGGGCAAAGGGCCGGTGACGCTGAACATCAACTCACGCGGCGGGGATTTCTTCGCGGGCGTGAACATCTACAACCAGCTGCGCGAACACGACGGCGAGGTTACTGCGCGAGTTCTTGGGCTGGCGGCTTCCGCGGCATCCGTGATCGCCATGGCGTCCGACACGTTGCAGATCGGCAAATCCGCGTTTCTCATGATCCACAACTCGCACGGACTTGTGATGGGCAACGCCAACGATATGCGGGAAGCTGCGGACGTGTTCGCGAAATTCGATACCGCGATGGCCGGCGTCTACTCCGACAGGACGGGCATTGCGCGCAACAAGATCGCCGATTTCATGGACGCCGAGACGTTTTTCTCCGGCGCCGAGGCCGTCGAGAATGGGTTTGCCGATGAGCTGTTGGCAAGCGACCAGATTGCAGAATCCAAAGAGCCAGCCGCCATGGCCGCGCTCCGCCGGCTCGACGTAGAGCTGGCACAGAAAGGAATTCCGAGGGCGGAACGCCGTGCGCTTCTGTCCCAGGTGAACGGGGGTACGCCGGGCGCTACCTCCAACGTCACGCCGTGCGCTGACGAAGAAACGATCCTGGCGGTTCTCCGCACAGGTCTCAATTGAACATCAACGTATGGTGAATTAAATGAGCAAGTTCGTTATCCCCAAAATGTCCGGCCGTGGTCGGATTCTGTCGGTGTATGCCGAAGGCAGCAGCGTATCGGCGCAGGTAGCCCAGGCGCTCGGCGAGTGGCAAGCGGAGTTCAAGGCATTCCGCTCCGCCACCGCCGAGGCCGCTGCCGCGATCAAAGAGAGCATGGCGGCGCAGGGCAAAGACGTCGCCGGCGCGCTTGCGGCTGCGAACAAGGCCATCGAGCAGGCGAATTCCGTCGCTGCCAATCTCATCGAGATCGAGCAGAAAGTGGCGGACTTCGCGCTGCGCGACCACCACAGCGTTCCCATGGCGTCGATCGGTGCCATCGTGGTGGCGAGCGCGGAGTACAAGGCACTTGGGCTCCATCCCGGCCAAACGCCGCAGAACGGCTTCAAGCTCCGCGTCGAGGCCAACACGCTGACCGGGCAGGGAGGTTCCCCGCTGGAGAACCAAGACACCCTGGTGCCGAGGGATCGCCGCGCCGGTATCGTGCCGGGGGCATTCCGCACCCTGCGAGTCCGCGACCTGATCCCGACGGTGCCGACGAACAGCAGCGCCTGGCAGTTTGTGCGGGAGCTGCTGTTCACGAATGCTGCTGCCGAGACCGCCGAGGGTGCCCTCAAGCCGGAAGCCACGCTGACGTTCGAGGACGTGACCGTCAACATCCGCACCATCGCCCACTGGATCAAAGCATCGAACCAGATTCTGGCGGATGCTCCTGCCCTCCGCGCATACATCGACAACCGGCTGCGGTACGGCGTCGAGTTGCGCGAGGAACAGCAGATCGTCGCAGGCAACGGCACGGGCCAGAACATCAGCGGCATGACGGACAGCGGCAATTTCACCGCGTTCACGCCGACCTCTGGCGACACGGCCATCGACTCGATCAACCGGGCGAAATACGCCATTCTCGGCGCCGACTACATGCCGACTGGCATCCTGCTCAACCCGGCGGATTGGGGCGCTATCGAACGGCTCAAGGACGGCGTCAACGGCGGGTATCTGGTAGGCGATCCGTTCGGCCAGATCACTCCGATGATGTGGGGCCTGCCGGTGGTGGCGACCAACTCGATGACGGCAGGCAAGCTGCTGGTGGCGGACTTCGCGACCTCATACGAGTACGTCGAGCGGTCCACCACGGTGATCGATGTTGGGTATGTCAACGACGACTTTGTGAAAAATCTCGTGACGCTAAGAAGTGAAAAACGCGGAGCGCTTGCTACCATCCGTCCTGCTTCGACCCGCTACGGAAACCTGACGGTCTAACCCATTGTGCGCCGGGGTAAAACCCGGCGCTTTTTTTGAGGGTTTGCGAATGACCAAAATGAAATGCCTGCGCGATCATTCGTCGGTCGTCTGGGGCACGGTGTCGGCCGGTGACGTGTTCGAGGTCGCCGAGGGATATGTGGCTCAGCTCGAAGCGGAAGGGCTGGCGAAGCTGATTGAAGAGGCGCCGGTGACACAGGACGTGCCTGAATATCATCGCAAGCGGCATCCCAAACTCTGATGGAACCGATCACCACGGCGGAGGCGATGAGTCATTTGCGGCTGGACTCAGACGATCCGTACATCGTCGACCTGCCTGCGTACATCACAGCCGCACGCCAGACCGTAGAGCAATACCTCAATGCTTCGGTGGTGGTACAAGAGCGAACGCTGGTACTGGACGCGTTCCCGCCGTCCATTATCGCGCTGCCAGACGGCCCACTGATCAGCGTAACGAGCGTGGCCTACGTTGACACGGATGGAGCCACGCAGACGGTCGACAGCGGCAAATATGTGGCGCGCAGTCTGCCGTTTTCGGACATCCTGTTTCCGGACTTCGGCGAGTCGTGGCCGTCCACGCGCGCGATCCCCGGAGCGGTGACGATCACCTACCAGGCCGGCATGATGACCGGCTCGCCGCTCGCCTTGCCATATCAGGATATCCGCTCGGCCATTCTGTTGACACTCGGTGACCTGTGGGAGAACCGGGAGGGCCAATTCGTCGGCGTGACTGCGGCGGTGAATCCCACCGTCGAACGCCTGCTGCATTACCACCGCCGCCAGCTCGGGATTTGAGTCGTGCGCGCTCTGATCGTTGCGACTGGGCCGAGCCTGAAGCGCGAGGATGTCGAGTGGTGGTCTGCTGGCCGCAAGGTCTACGCCGTGAGCAACGCCTACCGCTACTGTGATCGCGTTGATCTGCTGTATGCCTGCGATGAGCAGTGGTACGACGTGCATGAGCCATCAACGCGCCACATTGCTGAACGCTGGACGACGTGCGATGCGGCGGCCACCAAATACGGATTGCATCATATCCCTGGCCACTACGGCCCGCCGGCATTCGACACCGGGGACGCCATCGCCTACGGCGGCAATTCGGGATTCCAGGCGTTGAACCTGGCCTACATCCACGGATGCTGCGATGCCGTGCTGCTGGGGTTCGACTGCGGCCAAGAGCCCGGTGGTCCATCGCATTGTTTCGGCGAGCACCCATCCGCCTGCGATAACCCGCGCCCATATCGCAGATGGCTTGAGCACTGGCGCAAGGCGGCGCCGGAGATTGCCGCTGCCGGAATGGTGGTGCGCAATGCCACACGCGGCGGCTGGCTGGATGTGTTCCCGAGGGTGGCCCGGTGAAGATGCCGCTGACCAGCGTGCGAGGGCGCATCCGAGACTACATCGAGCGGCACGCCGACAAGCTGGGCGATGATGTTCTGGAGGTCGGCAGCCGGATGACCGGCCCGGGGTGTTGGTGGATCGTGAATCGCGACCTCGCGCGCGGGCAGTGGACCGGCATGGACATGCAACATGGCGAGGGCGTTGACGTTGTTGCAGACCTGCACTCGCTCCCGGACGAGTGGGCCGGACGGTTCAGCGGCGTGTTGTGCAGCGAGGTGCTGGAACACGTCGCACGACCGTGGATCGCGCTGCCTGAGTTGCGGGCGGTGATCCGGCCCGGCGGCTGGATTGTGGTAACGACGTTGTTCGCATTCCCTGAGCACGGATTCCCTGACGATTATTACCGCTACAGCCGATCAGGTTTGCACCTGTTACTGGAGAATGCTGGATTTGTAGACGTGGAGACCGAGTACGCGGGAGAGACGCTGTTTCGCTTGAACGATCACGGCGAAGGCCCTGACGTTGAGCGCCGTGTGCCCATGCACGTTATGGCGGTGGCGCGGTGCTGACGCTGCTGACTGCGACGGGTGCCAGGCCGGAGGCTTTCGCCCTGTGCGAGCGCTGGATGGCGGCGCAGGACTACACCGCGCCGGTGCGCTGGGTGATCGTGGATGATGGGCCTGTGACGCAGCCTGTGACGCTGGCGCGTGACGGCTGGACGGTGGAGGTCATTCGGCCTATGCCGTTGTGGGAGCCTGGGCAGAACACGCAAGCGCGTAACCTGCTGGCCGGGCTTGAGGTGATCGGCGAAGATGCGCGCGTGGTGTGTATCGAAGATGACGATCATTACGCACCGGGATGGCTCACCCATATCGATGCCGAGCTGGATCATGCCGAGCTGGTCGGCGAGGGGATTGCGCGCTATTACAACGTGGCGCTGCGCGTGGGACGGCAGCGCAACAACCTGCAGCACGCCAACCTG